ATTCGCATTGGCTTACCTTTGGAAAAGCAGCGCTGCTCGCAGCTCACAGTTAGGTTCCGTCACAGACAGGGTTTTGGGCAGTTCAAGCTACTCGGACTTTCAATTCCTTCAAATAGCTACTCAGGAAAACCTGGAAAATAAGATGGCACGAATCCCGCCAGTAAATAGGATCACTCTAGAAGACTTCTCAACCGAGCAGAGAGCCTGGATTGGAAAGCTGATCACGCCGATCAACACGTTCTTCCAGCAGGTATCGAGTGCGTTGAACGGGCAGTTGTCGTTCGGCGAGAATATCTTGGGCCAAGCTCGGGAACTGGATTTTGTCTTCGTTTCTAGCGCTGATTATCCTAAATTTAAGCACTCGCTCGCGATTCGGCCGAATAGTTTCCAAGTCGTGAGCGCTTTTGAGAACGCCTTGCCCGTAATTTTTCTTGGCGCGTTCGGCCTTGAGCAGGGCGATATTGTCGCGCTGAAGTCGGCTGCCATCGTTAAAAATGGCGTGATTTCGGCGCTTTCGGCCGGAGCGAAATACAAGATCCTGTTGAGGATCTCGCCATGAGTTCAAGCTTTTTTAAAAGTAAAACCTTTATGATAAGGAGCCTCTATGGCGGTTGAATACAATCAGTTCGAGTCCGAAGATGAACGCCGTCGTCGCGAAGAGGCCGAGAGCCAATCCGGGCAAACGCAGTCGCCATCAGAAAACGGCGTCATTGCAGGCAGCAGTGAGCCCGCAGCGAAAAAGTCCACCGGTTCTGGCTCCTGGACCAATCTGGAATCGTACATGGAAGCCAACAAGCCGCAAGCGTTCGGCCAAAAGGTAGCCGGTTTAGTTGACTCAGATATAGATTCAGCCCGCAACCAGCAAGCCGCGTCTGCCACTGGCTTCAAGAAGCAAGTAGACGATAACACTACTAATTTCGACAACGAGTTCGTAACTGGCACCGTAGCCAACGCCGGAAGCACCGCCCTGAGCGACGCTGACAAACTCAAATTTAAAAAGCAAAAAGACGCCGAGTTCAAGGGGCCTGGCCAACTAGCCGACACGGATGCATACACCGACGCTTATAAAAAAACTCAAAAGGCATCCGACGTCGTAAAGTCTTCCAAGACTGAACCTGGACGCTTCGCTTTGCTTGATAACTATTTCGCAAGACCGACTTACGGTCGTGGCGAAAAGGCGCTCGACAACCTACTCGTCCAGAATGATGAAGGTTCGAGAGAAGCCTTCGGCGCCGTGCAGGAAAAAGGCAAAAACCTCAATCCAGAATTCGACACGTACCTAAAAAGCCTTGGCGATTACTCTGCAGCTGGCAAGGCGACCACCGCTGGGACCAGGGCGAGTACTCGCGCCTCACTCGGCATTGACGAGGCTGGAAACCTGACCAACGAGTCTGGCGCGATCAAGTCGCTCAACGAAGCGGTAGACAGCAAAGTAACGGCACGCGGTCAGAAGCGAGATAAAGACGTTTCGGACATCAACACGGCGTTAACCAGTAGGGATCTCAGAGGCTTGAGTCCGGAAATGCTTGCCTCACTCGGCATCGACGGCGTGGACGGCCTTTACGGCGTTAATGCAAATTCCTACCTGACCGGAAACACGAACATTAACCGCAACACTGTCGCCTCACCAGCTGAGCAGGCACGAGCTGCTGCCTTGTCTGAACTCGCTGGCCTGGAGAACAGCTTCCTCCCCGATGCTTCGCTTGCCGGGACCGCTGACGATGAACAGACCTATGCCTTCGATGGCGCGGGCTTCAAAACTGCGATCAGCGGCGCAAAGGGCGATGTCGACCGAGCCACGAGCGCGCACGCAACGCGCACAGCCGGGATTCAGAATAGCATCAACACCTGGCAGAATATGATCACCAACCTGAACAATGGCGTAGGCTCTCGTCAATCGCCGGATGACATCGTCACAGATAAGGCGACCGGAATGACCGGCTCGTACAACGACATCTGGCGCTACTACATGAATCAGTTGGACGCCGCGAATAGTGAGTTTTCACAGTATATGGCTGGCACCGGGGCCGATGACCGTTTTAGGAGATCTTAATCATGGCAGCAGAAATCATTGGAGGAATCGCTAGTGTCGTAGGCGGTCTATTGGGGAAGATCTTCGGCGGGGCTGATCGAGCCAAGGCTCAAGAACTCTTGCAGAAAACTCTTTCCGAGTATGAGGCTATGGGCATTCCACCCATGGAGGCTCAACGTCTCACCCTGGAGAGGTTCAAGTCTGCTGGTATTTTCACGCCCGAGATGGAGCAGGCCATTCTCCAGGGTGAGACTAACTTCAAAAATATTCAGATTGATCCGCGACTTAAGTCGGCGCAACGAAATGCCCTTGCTTCGCTGGAATCAATTGCGGACGAAGGCGGGATGGACCTGACCGACAAGGCTAATCTCGAAAGGACCCTAGGCGAATCGCAGGATCAAGCTCGCGGTGGACGAGAAGCTATTTTAGCGTCAACGCGGGCTAGGGGAATGTCAGGGAGTGGCCTTGAAATGCAGGCCCAGCTTGACAATCAGCAGCGCTCTGCTCAGCAGGGACATCAGGCGGCACTCAGTGTAGCTGGCGACGCTCGCCGAAGGGCTTTGGCTGCCATCGAAGGCGCCGGAAGCATGGCCACTTCGCAACGGGGCCAGGAGTTTGGAGAACAGGCACAGATCGCAGGGAACCAGGATGCCATTGATCGCTTCAACACCGCCAACCGCCAGGATGTGTCGAGCGCGAATGTGGCGTCTCGTAACGCGGGCAGTAAGTACAACCTGGAGAAGAATCAGGGAATCATGGACAAAAATACGAGCTTGGCGAACGACGAACAGGTGCACAACAAGGGTCTCTACCAGCAGGAATTCTCAAACAAAATGGCGAAGGAAGCGGCCGTTGGCGGCGCTCGGGCGAATGTGGCGAACGGACTTACGGGAAGCGCTGCGGCCACTGAAGCTGCGTTTTCCGGTGTCGGATCTGGAGTTGCTAAGGCTGCCGGGGCTTACGGCCAGCAGCAGGCTGAGTCGGACGCCGCTGATAAGCGATACGCCCGTGATGAAGATTTTTATAAAAAATACGGGAAAGTTCGGAGATCGTAATGGCCAATCGTCAAAAAGAATTTGAATCGCTGCTGCAGGCTCGCTTGAGAAACTTGCCGCCCGAGCAACAGCAAGATCCGGGTGCCATTGAATCGGTGCGCCAATCGGTGATTATGGAGATTGGCCCACAGTTCGAGGCCGATCAGGCCCAGGGTCAACGTATCAAGCAGCGTTCTCGGGATTTCGATCAACAGCAGAGCGACACGTTCAACTCTATGGACGCCGAACTGGAGGCGACCCAGTCGGCCCGTAACTCAAAGCTGCGAAAGTACGCGGAGATCTCCGGCCAGGAGTTTTCACCTGCGAAGGCGGGCGTCCCTCCGGCAGGACTCGCCTCGATGGGAGATCTTAGAATTGCAGAACGCCGTGAACCGCAGAGCACGAGCGATATGGTAAGGGCCGCAATCTCTAAATCACGGCCTCAGGCCCCTCAGGCCCCTCAAGCCCCTATTGTCCCGCCCAGACCCGCTGAACTGGACGAGTCGTCCGACCTTCGGGACGCGCAAAAGCTCGCGAGCGATTCTCGTTACCGTGCCAACCTCGGCGAGGCCTTCGATCAGATCGGAAACTCTATCGCAGGCACTAAGGCCGATCCTACCTTCTACCGTGGCATGGCCGCTAAAGCAGATCAGCCTGTGAAAGATTTGATAGCGAACCAGGTGTTTTCAAAACAGGGGCGAGTCAACAAGCGTGAAGCCGATCTGATGGACGCAAACTCGGCGCAGTCAAAGACGATGCAATCTACGATCTCCCGGCTCTACCCTGGAAAATTCAGCGAAGGGGAACTGGCGAGTATCTCCGCTGCGGACTCCGAACTTATCTTCAAGCCCTTACAGCTATCTGAGGCGATCCAGGCACGACGTGAGGCGATACAGGCACGACGTGAGGCTTCGATAGCCTCCACGGCGCAGGCAGCTGAAGGACGTTCGACTAAAAGGTCAGAAAAGCAGAGTCTTTTTGATGATGGCCAAGCTGAACGATTCTCAAAATCCATGGAAAAGTCCGGGATACCAGACGCTTTATCTACTCTGGAGGATCTGGAGACCGAGCTGGGTTCGAGCATTGAGGATGCGACCAGCATGCCGGGCTATGGCAGAGTCGCGGGCCTGGTTCCGGATGCCCTTGTCGGTGAAAAGGCCGGTAAGATCCGCCAACTGGTTCAAAAATTAGCGAACGTCACGTTGAAGCAACGATCAGGAGCTGCCGTCACGAACCAGGAGTACGCTCGTTTTAAAAAGGAATACGGAACGGGAACCTTTGTCTCGGACGATAGGCTGATCGACGCGTTGAAGTCCTATAAAAAGGCCATTGGCTCGATCATGCAGAATTACGAAGCCGGGATCAATCCCGAGGCTAAACAGCGTTATCAAGAGCGCGGCGGGGTCGATTCGAGTTCGATCAGACAGAAAAAGCAGGGGCACCAGCCGGGCGATATTATTAACGTCAAAGGCAAAGCTTATCGAGTCGGCGCCGACGGCGATGAACTGGAAGAGATTGAATGAAATTATCTGAACTAAATCCAGCTGATGTGACCAAGGTTTCAAAATCGCGCTTGAGGTTATCCGATCTCGATCCTTCAGATGTGAAGAAGGTCGACAAGGCCGGGATACTGGAAACAGCCCTGCGCGGTATTTCGCAATCGGTCACGCTCGGCTTTGGCGATGAGATTCAAGCGGCAATCGAGTCGGCCTTAACCGACAAGACGTATGTTCAATCAAGGGATGAATCTCGGATGAACAACGCCGCTGCTCGTAATGAAAATCCTTTGACCTACGCGGCAGGCGAACTCGCTGGCGGAGTGGCTACTGCCTTCGCGCCGGGATTGAATCTCGCTAAGGGCGCCACGATGGCCGCACGAGTCGGCAAGGCAGCTGCTCTTGGCGGAGTCTACGGCCTGGGCAACTCAACCGCTGATTTGACCAAGGGGGAAGTGAAGGAAGCTGCAGTGGATACTGCTACCGGCGCTGCTCTCGGCGGGGCGCTTCAGTACGGAGGCGAGAAAATCGTCGAAGGAGCTAAGAAGGCTGTGAAGCCGATCTCCGAGTATTTTAAGGATTTTGCAGAAAAGCGAGCAGTGAAGTCAGCTGGAGCAATGCTGAAGGACTTCAGATCGCTCGACGGGAAGCCCGGAGGAGTGAACGAGTTCGGCCGCGCGCTTCTCGATGAAACTGCGGAAATGAACGGCAAGCAGGTCCCAATCGTAGGCTTTGGCGACACACTAGAAAAAGTCGCAGCAAAGGGCAAAGCGCTACGTGAACAGAGCGGGAAGAAGATCGGAGAGATTGTCGATTTCCTGGACGATAAGGCTCTGGAATATAGGGAAGCTCTGCCGGACATCAATGCAAGACTAAGCGCGGCGGAGCAAGAACTAGCGGACCGGCGGGCAATGATCAACATGGCGAAGGACCCGAGGCTTGGCCTCACCGATACGCAGAACCAGGCCCTGGCCCGAGTTGAACAGGAAGTACTTGGATTAAAAGATATTCACAAGCAGCTAGCCGATGATGTCGCACAAATCGCGGACCTCGGCTTTTCTCCTGTCAAAGTCGCCGATAAAATCGAAAAAGAGATCATAAAAGATTTAGCTGATAAGCCAGCCTGGCGGCAGGTGGTCGGTCGCTTACGCGATGAGGCCGATGAGCTGAGGCGTCTTGGCGGAGAGGACGGAAAGAAACGACTGGGGCTCCAAAAGGCGCAGGAACTTAAGCGCTCTTACGATGACTTCCTGAACTACGACCGCGAAGAAACTCCGATGAAGGAGATGATTAAGCGAGTACGCGGAATCATCAATAAGGAGATCGAAGAGGAAGTCGACAAGGCCGGGATTGTTCACGAGCTTTTTGTTCCGGGTGAAGGTGGACCAGAGGCTCAAAGAATGTTCACCCGGAACAAAAAGCTCTACGGAATTGGGGCCAGGGCGGAGGAGATGGCGGGAGATCGGGCGTTACGAGACGAAGCCAATCGCATGTTAAGCCCGTCTGATCACGCTTTAGGAATCGCAACAGGCATGGGCTCAGGAATCGCGACAGGCAGTCCCTTCACAGCGCTACTGAGCGGTATCGCAGTCGCGACGGGAAACAAGTTTTTGAGGGAGCGTGGCTCGTCTATGGCTGCCGTCTCTGCCGACAAGATCTATAAATTGCTCGTCGCGGATAAAAATCTTTTTGGAAAGTGGAGCGGGGCAATCTCAAAAGCTGCTCGCGGCGGGAACAAATCTCTGGCCGTTACCATTGCGATTCTTTCCAAAGACCCCGAATTTAAGGCGGAGTTCAAATGAGTTTTAAAAAGAAAACCTTCGATGAGCTTATTGCTTACCTCGATGAGAGAGAGGGACAGGCTGTGGAGTCTCGCCTTGATCCGAACTCAGCCAGCAAAGAGGATCTGGAATCTGAACAACAGAGCGTGTTCGGTGAAAACCAGCCCAAGCCGCCTGAGCAAGTCACAAGCGAAACCGAAATCGAAAAGTTTAAAAGGGGGCTACGTGGAAGATAAGCTGGATAAAATCGACAGTAAAATCGATAGGCTGGACTCCCGGTTGGACTCTGTCGAAAAGATCCTTGTGGGCCAGGCCGTATCAATTCATGAGCATATCAGGCGATCTGGAGCTTCAGAGGATCGACTGGAGATTGTAGAGAAAGCGCACTTCAAGGCGCTGGGTTCACTGCAGCTGATTGGCGTACTCGGGGTGATAGCGGGGATCGCGGTTGCTTACTTTAAGATCGCTGGCTTGTGAAAGACCTGAAACGCTCTGAGGCTTTGGAACTTTTCAAGAAAGATTTGGTTAAAATTCATGACGATCATATCAATAATTTGTTCTGTCCTTCGTGCCATTCTGGAATTCTTCGGGTTCATTCGCAAAGTGAAGAGCCTGCCTTCCGCAATATTAAAAAGTGCGGAACCTGCGGCTTTGCCAGAAAAGAAGCCGCTGCGGATAAGCCAAAGGGGCGTGGAGCTGATTAAGATTTGTGAAGGCTGCAGGCTTAGCTCTTACAGGTGTTCAGCGAACGTTTTGACAATTGGTTATGGCCATGCAAGCGGCGTTTGGGAAGGACTGGTGATCGACCAAGCTGAAGCAGATCGTCTATTGGCGGAAGATCTTGAAAAATTCGAATCCGGAGTCAGAAGGCTCGTGAAGGTAGATCTGACTCAAGGCCAGTTTGACGCGTTGGTGAGTTTCGCCTTCAACCTTGGCTTGGGCAATCTCGAAATGTCTGGGCTTTTGAGGCTGGTGAATTCCGGCGAGTTCATAAAAGCGAGTGAGCAGTTTTCTCGTTGGGATTTCGCTGGTGGCAAACGGCTTGCCGGACTTTCAGTCCGAAGGGCGAAAGAGCGGGATCTTTTCAATGAATAATCTTCTCGAAAGTGAAGCCTTGCCCGAGTGAGAACAAAACTTATGATAAAAATTAAAAAGCCCAAAACCGAGAAACCAAAACAGCCGAAACCAAAACTTAAAGATCCGATCACGGTCTCAATAGCGACCGGCGAGCAGATCGCCGACATGGACCGTTTGCTTGACCAGCCAGAACGTTCTATTTTCTGGAGTTAGTTAAAAATGCCTTATTTTCAAATACCTAGCGCCGGAAGCGGCGGCACGACCACGCTCGCAACAACGGAGACCTACGTAGTCGCCTCTCAGGCCGCGATGCTTCTTTTAGCCCTCGCCGAAGTCGGCGACGTTGCCGTTCGAACGGACATCGCGAAGACGTTCATCCTCGCAGCCGATGGGTACGCAACCCTCGGAAACTGGCAAGAGTTCCTTACTCCTGCTGATTTAGTATCATCGGTAAACGGAGCCACCGGGACAGTTGCCCTGACCACCGCGAACATTTCTGAAGTAACGAATCTCTACTTCACCAACGCCAGGGCGATGGCCGCCACCTTAACCGGTTACTCCAGCGGCGCTGGAACCGTAGCGGCAGCAGATACAATTTTACAAGCAATCAACAAGTTAAACGGGAATGATGCACTAAAGGCCCCGCTAGCCGCACCGAGTTTTACGGGCACTGTTAACATGGCCGACTTGACTGCAAGCCGGGCAGTTGTGACAGATGGGTCTAAGAACTTGGCCAGCGTGGCTTATACAAACGCCAATACTGCCTCTGCTATAGTATCTCGCGATGCGAACGGAGATTTCCAATCCAGACAAATAATCGGGAATGGCGGCTCGACTGTGCCGTCGTTTATCATTCCGAGGAACAACTCGAAGCCCGCTCTTAGCTGCTCCGAAGACACATCGCAGGGGATCTGGTTCACTGCAGACGGAACGGTAGAGATCAGGCAGACAGCCAACGTCCGTCTTTTGTTCAGCGGCGGCGCTCAGTTAATCGGTCGATATATCTGGCTCTCGCCTCACGATAATGGCACGCAGCTATTCGCGCAGGGTTTTGCCCACACGACGAACACCGCACAAACCGGGAACACGGCTGGGGCAACAACGGACCTATTCTCTACCACGCTGTTTAACGGGGCGTTTACTCCCAATAAAGCTGGGTATCGCTTCCAGTACGCCGGGACTTTCGCCGCGACGGCAAGCGCCGATAAAAAAATAACAGTCGTCGTGGGTAGCACTACTATCCTGGACACAGGAGATCTGGGCGTCGTAACGGCAGTCGGCTGGATCGTTGAGGGGACTTTGATCAGAACCTCCACGACCGCGTGCAAAGCGATAGTGACTTTCCGATGCCAAGACAACGTGAACGGCCCGCAGTTGGTGAAATACACATCAGTTTCGGAAACAATGGCCGCCGATCTCACTCTGAAAATCACGGGCAAGGGAACAAGCGCATCGGACGTGATTGGGGAAATGTCCAAAGTCTGGATCGACGCGGATTGAGCGCATCGGACGTGATTGGGGAAATGTCCAAAGTCTGGATCGACGCGGATTGATTCTCACTAAAAAGAGAACGACACTCGCGCTTAGCCTTAGCCTTGGGCTTTTGTCTGCGGAATTATCATTTTAGTGAGAACGGCTTTACTAGCGGTGGCCCTTAGTAAAGCGCTCGAACGTGTAGCCGGTCTAGGCTTTGGTCTTCCTGCTTTGCCACTGCATGGGTTCTTCGTAGCGAGCGATACGCTTCGAGGTGTAGCTTTTGTCCGCCGTGGTGAGGCCGATGTGCCCGAGCCAGGAATCAATACAGCCTTCACGCTTGTAGCCTCGCAGCTCCATTTCGACAGAGAAGCCCTTTCGGGCGCTTCGGTTGGTGAGCTGTGCTCCGCTTTGCCGGAGCTTACTGAGGGGTATCGCCTTGAAAGCTACTTGCTGGATGGCCGAGATGAGAGCTTCTTGCTCGGGCTCCACCAGGGGCACCGCTTTCCAGCAAAGGCGGGGCTCGATACCTTTGCGCTGCAGCTTGTGTTGGAAAATGTGAAACACTTGAAAGCCTCGGCGGTCCTTATCCAAGTACCAAGTAGTTTCACTGGGTGGATTGGCCAGGATGAAATCCAATTCCTCTTTTCTTAAACCGCACCAGAAGGCAAGCTTCAGCGAATTGTATTCCTCTGGAGCTAGATGAGCTTCGGCTGTCTTAAGCTGATCCGTTGATAGTTCCAGGGTGGGCCGGTTGCCTTTTTTCTCGAAGTGGTGGCGCAGGATTTTCGATCTGTCTGCGCCTTTCGGCCGGGCCACGGGCGTCCACGCCTTGCCAGTGCGTCGGCAGTAGAATTCACCCCAAGCGTTCACGAACACCAGGAGCTTCCGAGCGTATCCGAGGCTCCAGCCTTTCTGAGTAACCCTGTCCCAGAAGACTTGGGCTCTCCAATGCCACTCGTAGGGAGGAAGCTCGATCTTGGTGAGGATGTCCTTCACGAGAAGCCAACGTTCCTTGCGCTTCGAGATCGAAGGCAAGATGTCTCGCTCGAACTCTCTGACGACTGCTGCGGGCAACCAAGCGGTTGAAGCCAGATCGGCTTGTCGGAGCCTTTCCGCGATGCGCGCTCTACGTTCCAAGTGGTAGCGGGCCTTGCCGTCCAAGCGGTGGAGCATGAGCGCCTTCTTGGCCGCAGCGGTGTCCATGCCCGTGAACACCCCTAAGCCATCAGCTTCCGGCGTTCCGAGAGCGACGCTTCGAGTCTTCAAAACCTTGTGCTTTTCGTACTCGCGATGAACGAGAACCCACTTTGTTTTTTTCTGAATAATCAGATAGGCCATATACGTGTCCTTATCGGAATACCGTTGGGGATACGTAACTGCGGTATCTACCCGGACACGTATATCGTAGCTAAGTGCTTGATATTATTGACGCAATGCGTCCCCAACGAGATTCGAACTCGTGTCCAGTCGAGACAATAGCATGGCGCAGGGTGCTAAAAACAGGCTTTTTCAGAGGGTTAGACGGGGTGCGTTTCGACTATGACAGGCCGAGCGGGCAGAAAGCTAATAGACACACCGATTCCTCGATCACGATGCGGGAAATCCGAGAGGAAGTGAAACTTATGATAAATTCTAGGCTCTCTACGGCGCCGATACGGTGTAACCGATCGGGGTCAGATCCCACCGTCCGAGCCTGGCCAGCGCTGGCTGACCCCGATCGGTTACGGCTGTCAAGCGACACGCTCGAACGTGAAACTTTTTGCGTGGCGGCGTTCGCCTCTGATGACTGCGCTGACGCTGCCTTGGTACAAGCCAAGTGCTTTTGCAGCGGCACACTGCGATTCGAAGATCTCTCTAGTCTGGTGACAGAGGATCTTTTGAGGCATCAGTCTCGGATTTATCAAGCCGGTCTCTTGAGCGTGCTTGAAGTTCTGGGCGTTTGTACACCACTCAAGGTTTTCGACGCGGCTGTCGGTTTTGACGCCCGAAATGTGGTTCACAGTTTCGAATCCAAAGGGATTAGGAAGGAAGGCCTCAGCCACGAGGCGATGAACGCTGTGGGTGGTTTGCTTGCCGTCTTTGTAGAGGATGACGCTAAGATAGCCACGGCTCAAGCGGGGCCTCAAGATCCGCTCTTTGATCATGTAGGTTCTGCCACCGTTGCGCACCAACCTCGCCAGGCTCTTCACCTGGCCTTCAATAGAAATTTGGTAACAGCCTTCAAAACCGATTACGTCTCGCATTCTCCATTAATACGGCTCGCCCGAGTGAGAACAAAACTTATGATAAAACGAATTGTCAAGCTGTAATCCGCGTTGCCCCGCGTTGCACCGATCCCGTTTAATGCGTCCCAGAGTACCGCCAGTCGATTCAAATGACCTGAGGTAGGCTACCCCATCAACGTTGCACTGGGAACGCAGGGCACGGCCTTCTAATCCTTTTCTAGAATTTCGCTCACGTTCTCGCGTTGCCGAGTCTCGATCCAAACCTTCTGTTTCAGACTGAACGCCCAGTCATCGACAACATACGCGTTACGGTCGATGTCGTAGCCACAGGTGACTTTCGATCTCGAATTGTTGTCATCGCGGGATTTCCACACGAAGAACGTTGTGAGGAATCGATCCCAATCCACAACTAATTCAACCATTTGGCCAGCTCGGAAGGCAATACTCTGAGCGCCCCAAAGCCGATCCTTCACATGCACATCAGCCAAGTTCTTCGCTGGCGGCCGGACCTGAGCCAGCAGAAAAATCGGCGCCATTCCAGAGATGCCTTTCTGGACCTCAAGGAATTCACCAAATCGCATTTGGTTCTGCCAATGTTCGCTGCCCGAGGCCTCTGAGTGGCCACACACGTTCTGGTAGTAGTCGATAACGATTGCGTCGTACTTTCCGGCAGTCACTTCCTGCTCCCACAGAAACTGAAAACCGTCCACCGTGGTTAAGAACTCGGGCTTACCCGGCACCCAGTCCTTGTCGATAACGCGAACAAAGTTCGGGATTTCCTGCAGGATCTCGGCCACGGTGAGGATTTCTTCATCGCTAAGCTTCAGCAGCCCCTGCGCTGCCTTGGCCGAATTGATCCCTGATTTTAACCTCACCAGCCTGTGTTCGAAGGCGGACCGTTTTTCCTCCGTCGTCACCAGAAGGACCTTTTTGCCCTGCTGCCACAAACTATAGGCGATATTGGCAGCAACAGCTGACTTGCCGTGACCAACCTGGGCCGCGAGGATCACCAGCTGGTTTTTAGCCAACGTGATGATTTTCGAGACTTTTTCGTTGATCAGCTGTGTCGTAATCAGCGGCTGGGCCAGGCTAGTGATGAACTCGCTCACGCTGGCCTCTGCAACCTGATCGGCAGTAGGCGGTGGCACTGGCGTGAGCTTGTCGAGCTTCGAAAGGGCTAGAAGTTTCTCCCCAGCCAGCAAACGCCTGTCTCGGAGCAGGTCCAGCTCAAAACGCTGAGCGTGCTGTGCCATTGCTCTCTTGAAATTCTCTGTATTTGTCTTAATTTTGTCTTTTTGATCTTCTTTTTGTTTTTCTTCGGCCATTGGTATCTCCTTGAAATTATTGGTGTTCTACGAAATTTCGGTAAATCCGCCGTACACAATATCGTACGTGGCTTTAGCTTCAGCCTTGGCTCGTGCAGCAGCCAACTCAGTTCGTTTAGCCTCGCTGGCAGCAACATCCGTGGTTTGGCCAGTGCTCTGGCGAGCGTCAATGCCAATCTCAGCCCATTCTACGACCTTTTCCCTAGCCCGGGCTTTTGAGTCTTTGTTGCGGAAGTGCCTCGCCGCAGCAAAGGCCGTGGTGTGTGGGTCCAGGCTTGAGCCTTCGGGTAGACTGAAAGCAGCAATCACTGTGGGCTCCACTCGATCCATCCAGAATTTCTTTTCGCCATTTTTGATCAGCTGTCCAATCTCATCGTTCAACGAGCTTTGGAGATTCGTTGATTCCGAATCCGAATCCGAATCCGAATTCGATTCCAAATCCGAAACACCAACTGGTGTAGGTAGGATAGTATTTCTTATATTATGAAGTGTCCCACCAGGAGCCCACTGGTTTTCGGTTTCGTGCCTAGAAGCGGTTTCTTGCTGGGCTTGTGGTGGGACACCCACCTTTTCCGAACTGTTGTCGGTGTACCTGTGGTGGGACACTTCGTCCTTGTGGTGGGACAGATCGTCCTTGTGGTGGGACACTTCGGGCTCCTGGTGGGACACTTCGGGCTCCTGGTGGGACACTTCGGCGAACGAATTTTCGAAAACCAGGTCCTTTGACCACTGGTCGGGAGGAAGGATCTTTAGGGCGTCTCCTTCCTGTCTGAGCAATCCGTAAAGTTGGAGCTTCTCCAAAGTCCTCGCGATTGTGCTTTTGCCCAGGCCGGTCACCTTGGCCAGGTAGCGAGTGGACACTGCCCATCCTCCGTAAAGCGACAGGAGATAAGCAAAGATCCCCTTTTCCGTCATGCTCAGGGAGCGGCACAGCCACAGTTCGTTTGGCACTAAAGAGAATTTCTTCTCAATTTTGAATTCAGATTTGTCGATTCTCATTTGCAACTTCCCAGGAACTCATCGACCCTCTTCAAGATTTTTCCGTTTAAGATCCCGATTACGATTGGATTGGTGATGGCGATGGTCGGCTTGTTCTCGTCATCTGTGCACTCGGCGCAAGTCCAGCCGTCGCCCGTGCTCCGGAAATAGAATTCGCAGGTCTTGCTATAAAAAATAATAGCTCCTGTGAAGAGGACGTCCCACGCGTCCAGACGACAGCCTTGCTCGCTGGTCACGATGCTTGCGATCCGATTATTAATAAGTTTGTCGGTGGTCATAGAAGTCCCAATAAAAAACCTCCAGAAGTCTTCCCTTTCTGGAGGGTGAAGCGAGAGAGAGACCCGATGACAGGATTGGAAGCTCGCTAATCGAATAAATTTTAAAATCGGTGGTCATCAGATTCTCTAGTTGAAGATTAAAGCATCCAAAAGGCAGAACAAAATTTATGATAAAAATAAATGTTGTTCTTATCATAAGTTTTGATCTCCCTCGGGCAAGCCGTATCAATGAATAATGAAAGACGTAATCGGCTACGAAGGGTTTTATCAGGTTAACGAGATTGGCCAGGTGAAGAGCTTGTCGAGGAAAGGACGTCGAGCGGACAGGATTCTGAAGCCCGGCCTGAACGGCTGTGGCTATTTGACAGTCATTCTGTACAGAGACAGCGTCAGGACCGGTCACCTCGTTCATCGCCTGATCGCTGAAGTCTACCTTCCGAATCCCGACAGTCTCAGCCAAGTCAATCATATCAACGGCATCAAGACCGATAACAGAGTCGAGAACCTTGAGTGGTGTACACAAGCCCAAAACATCAAACACTCTCAAGCGACTGGACTCGTCAATCCGAGACTGATGCCTCGACAGGTCCTCTGCCACCAAACTGGCGTGATTTACGAATCGCAGTGTGCCGCAGCCAGGGAGCTTGGGCTGCACCAAGGCCACATCAGCGGCGTGATCCTCGGCAAATGCCGTCACAAAGGCTACACGTTTGAGCGTGTGAAATGAAAATCTGCAAAAAGTGCCAGCTCAGCCAAGAAGCTTCAGAATTTCGAATCGTAAAAAAGACGAGCAATCCGAGCAGCTCGTGCCGGAGCTGTGAGAAAGCTTACAAGCAGGCCTACAACAAGAACAGCCTGGCCGATTATTTCGCATCCAGAAAACCAACCTGCTCAATCCACGATCAATGGGCCGATCCCATCCTGGGCATCGAAGATGAACCCGAATTTGTATCATAAGTTTCGAGCGCGAAAATTTATTTTGTGCCTGGAAACATCGTTCTGCCACTGGTCTGCCTTTCCTAGCGCATTCTAGATCAATGGAATCTACAAAGCTTACTGCACTCCTGGCAACAGACACAGAAACCCAAGCTCAACGGATCTTCCGCTTCCTGCAGAATTACGAGGCACCCCTCTCCCGAAATCAGATAGCCGAGATCCTTGGACTCAGGCTCGCTTCTGTGTGTGGTCGGGTCAATGAACTCCTTCGAGATCGCCAGCTTGAAATCGGCGAAACCACGGTCGACCCGCGATCTGGCCACCTGGTTGAGACTGTGAGGATTTTAAAATGAGGCGTCTCGGCATCTTGACCTCGGTCGCCCTGGCGGCTTATGCGCTGACCGATGCCGCAAGATTTTCAAACATAGTGGCCGCTGCAGCCTTCGCTGTTGCAGTCGCTTTTTACCTCAAAGGAAAATATGACGGAAAATAAAACGGAAAATAAAACGGAAAATATGACCGAAAATAAGGCACCGAATGAAAACGAACTTCTCTTGGCACAAATCGCCAGCCTTGGTCAGCTGCTAGCCGACGCGCAGCTTCCTGGCAGCAGATCTGCCGAGGTCGCCCAGGCTCTGAGCTTCCTCTCGAAATTGTACGAAGCTACCCAACTTAAAATCGAAAACGACGCGACCGAGGCGTTTAAGAAACAACAGATACTCGAACAAATCCAGAAGGACTCCGTTACCGTCTCTGTGTCGGAGTGGGTAAAAGTTGGCGTACTGGCCGCGCCCAATGACCAGAGTGAGCCTCGTGCCGCCGAATAGGAAATTTCCGACGCCCCGCCACGCGCGTGACCTCTCGGACTTCGATTACCTCGATAAGCTATCAAAGTCGGATCTTCAATTCCTACGCGATTTCAACGATGAGTACTACGTAGGTCGAAATTGCGGGCAGACAAAGGACCAGCCCGGCAAGCGTGCCAACTGGTCCCGTAGACATCGGCAATTACGGTCCATCTGGACCCGGTCATTCCAGGCCAAGGAGCCCGCACAGCCGCGCTCACTGAGCGCTCAGTCGGACGCGCTGATAGGTCTCCTTGATCTTAAACGAGAGATAGAGGCTCTAGCTAAAAGGAAAAAGAAATGAATAAAGCCGTATTGATGTTGGTGGGTTGTATATCGAAAATGCTCTTTTTGTTCAGGACGGGCCTTACGTTTAAAAAACAGCGCCGTCTCCATCAGGACCTATTCCAACTTTGGCTCGCTGATTGGCGCGCATGCGTAATCCCAAAAACAGAGCAAAGGTTCCTGCTTCGCACAATGAAAGGCGGACCGGAGGTCCAGATCGATCTCAATCGCTACTATTTCACGTACAGAAAAAACCAACAAAAGTACGTTATCCAAATCCACGACGAGAACGAGCCGGGCAGCTTCCGAGATGTCGAAATCTTTTCGAAGGAAGCACGCCCTGTTTGGCCTGTGTTGCAGTACCTCAAATCCGAGGCTAGGAACATGGAACCTTCCAACGTGGGCCTTGTGGGAGTTCCACATGAATAACCTCGGCGTAGGCGGTAGCTTCGCGCCTGATTTCATTTCTACGGTCAACGGCAAGACAATCACACTCCTGGACGATCAAGGAGTGGAACAAACTGTGGTGGTGGACCTCTGCGTGCTGTCGCAAGTCTATCCAGCCCGCGCCATCATCTACTACGGTGGGCAAACTCAGTCTGCATTTATCGATTTGCTCGAACTCGCGGAGCAGACCAGCGGCCTGGCAGCGAGCCCCGAATACAAGGCCGAGTGGGTGAAGATTGTAAAACAGGTGGAGAAAGAGTACGCGGCTGCCACACCCTTTCATCCTAGGCACGGAGGTCCCAGTGAATAGATCTCAAGTGCACAGCTACCTGAATTCGCTGGATTACCGAAATCACATGAACAGGTCGAAGTCCGCAGCCTGGCCGACTGGAACTCCGTTTTTTTACTTATCTTGAAAGAGGTTCCAATGAATAAAGATTTGCCCGAGATCTCCTCGTTCACAATTGTACCCGTGCCCTACAACGGCAAACGCCGCTTCGCCGTGGCTACAATCGTCTCGATTGGGCACGAGGTCGTAGAGGTGACCCTGTCAGACCCCTACCTGCCTTTTGAGGCCAAGCGGAAGTTCCTGGCTTTGATTGCCACAAATCTCCTGAAGAAGATCTTTGAGGGAAAAATCAATGCGTAAGCTTCTAGGCTTTTTAAATCTGCTGGACGCCGAAAAACGGTTGAGCTTAACGAACCTCGCGCTCATAGCTTGCGTGGCTAAGGTCATCGTCGCTCAGAACCCATCCTTTGTGGAATTGGGGGGTCTCCTGCTATCGTTGACGAACTACGCGCATAAGCGCTCCAGCAACAGCTCACCGCAAGTCATTGAAAATACACAGCTAACGGAGCTGGCCAGCAAGCTCGAAGGCTTCGAAGCCGTGAAAAAGCAAATAGAAACCATTCAATCTAAATTCACTGCGGTCGATTTAAGCCTAGGCATTAAGCGTTCGATCTAGGAAGAAAGAATAGAATATGGCGCCTGGATTCAAAAGTGGCGGGCGGAAGAAAGGCTCGCGAAACAAGAAGACCATCCTCTACGTCGACCTCGCAGCCAAGCTTACCTCACTCCACTACGACGTCTCGGTTGAGCTTGTGAAGGAGCTGCAGAAGCCGGACGGCATATTCAACAAAGATAAGGCTAAAATCCTCAGCGACCTCCTTCAATACCAGTACGCCCGCATGCAGGCTGGAACTGCTCCAGCTCCTACTGCCCCTGCTCCAGCTCCAGTCACAGAGCCAACCGAAGACATAGGCACGCTCCTGAGTGTCCTGACTGGCGGTAAGAATGACCCCGAGCGAAGCTAGAGCAAAACTATGGCAACTTTTCTGGGCCGGTAAGCTGCCTGACTTGTCGTTCATATACCACGATGGCCAAAAGAAAATCGACCAGCGGTTTCGCTCGATCAAAAAGCGCATCTTCATAGCGCTGTGCAGCAGGCAGCTAGGCAAGACCGTTTGGGCTTTGTCGAAAGTCCTAGAGACAGGCAGAGATCAACCTGGCGCCCGGATGAGGTACGGCACTGCCTTCTATACCGACTTAGCCGAATTAATCGTGCCCGCTTTGGACTTTCTGCTGCACGACTGCCCCGAAGCGCTGCGCCCAAAGTACGTGCCCAGTAAACAAAAGCTCGTTTTCCCAAACGGCAGCGAATGTAAGTTCATCGGGCTAGACCTCAAGCCACAGGGTATGAGGGGCAACCGGCTGGCCCTCGTTGTCATCGATGAAGCGGGCTTCGTTGCCCGCCTTGCACGGTTGTGGGCCTCTGCCATCCTGCCCACGTTCACGCACAGCCCTGGCTCGAAATTGATTATGATCTCAACCTCTCCGGAGGAGCCAGACCACGACTTCTGGGCCTTCTGTGATAAAGCCGAATTGAACGGCGCACTGACGACCCTGACTGTGTACGACAACCCCTTGCTGACCGCAGCTGCAATAGAGGAGCTGTGTGAAGAATCTGGTGGGGAAAACTCTAGCACCTGGCAGCGAGAATATTTATGCAAACGTGTCGTGGATCAAACCCGGGCTATCTGTGGCGAGTTCGAAGCAATGGAAAACCAGATCGTAAGAATTATCGAAAAAGACCAGCTCTATCCGCTGTGGCATAAGTACGTAGCTATCGACGTTGGTGTTCGAGATTACACAGTGATCCTCTGGGGTTACTGGCACTTCCAAAAAGCGATCTTTGTGGTCGAGGACGAGTTACCGCTGGTAGGGAACCAAGTGGTGACCGACTCCCTAGCCCGTGCTCTAAAGGCCAAAGAAGCGGAGCTATGGGGCCAGCAACAGCCTTACCGCCGAATCGCGGACTCCAGCCTGCTGTTCATTAACGACCTGTCCCTCAATCACCAGATCAGTATCGTCTCCGCAAAAAAGGGGCCAATCGAAGAGGGAGTCAACGCCCTTCGGGTCGCCATCAAGAAAGTACAGATCGCCATTCATCCTAGGTGCAAATTCCTAATAGGCTCATTGAAGGCTGGAGTGTGGGACAAACAGAGAAAATGCTTTGCCCGGTCCAAGACCTACGGCCACTTCGATGCCGTGGCTGCCCTGACCTACGCCATCACAAACGTAGATCGGACTGTCAACCCCGTACCGTTCGAGCACGGCGTGGACCTCGGCAATACCCTTGTTATCCGGCGCCCGAACTCCCAGGGTGATACCGCTAGTACGCTGCGCTCTATTTTTGGCAAGAAGTTCGAATAATGCCGTATTAAATTCGATGGATAAATACTTCGCGACCGCTCCGGTACAAGAAATCGTAGGCTTGCTCAAGGCTAAAATCTCTACCTACGAGGACTTCCTCAAGACTAGCGGCCGATTCAATCGCTGGCGACTGGCCTACGAGTCCTACTACGCGGGGCATTTCTATCCCCTCATCCGGAGCGTAGGGAGCTACGGTGAGAAGAAGAAGATTGAAACGGGCGATTTTCGGAACCTCATTCAGCATATCTTTGCTCAAACAACGCAAACGCGGCCAGCCTTGCAGGCCAGTGCAGAGAATACCGATCTAGAGTCCATGGCGCACACCCTCCTGGGTGAAGGTCTGCTAGCCCATCATTTTACGGCCAACGAATACCGCTGCGAGGAGGTCATCAATAAGGCAGTCGAGCTAGCTTTGGTGGTTGATGAGGGCTTCGCCTGTCAAGAGTGGTCCCGCTTCGCAGGCGGCCCAGTAGCGATGGACGAGAAGGGTCAGCCCGTCCAAGCCGGGGACTTCATATCTTACGCGTTACCACCCTGGGACGTCATTCGTGACCCGAACTCAAAGGGCGCAACCAGCTGGCTGATCATAAAGGTGCAAACTAATAAGTTCGACCTAGCCGCAGATTACCCCGCCCACGCCGAGGCGATACTTTCCACCAAAGAGCCTGAGGACTTTTTTCAGATCGATAGCTCAACGAAGAACGACGACCTGGTAACCAAGCACGTCTTTTATCACAAGGTCTGCTCTTCTCTGTCCAGCGGCCGGATCGTGACCTTCGTAGGTGATACCGCAATCGATGACCAGCCTCTGCTTGGAACCTATGACGAAATCCCCGTGTACCGAATGTCAGCTGGTGATGTGCTCGGACAGATCTTTGGTTACAGCCCAGGCGCAGACCTTCTAGCCTTGAGCCAGGTCAGTTCGCTTTTACATAGCTGCATTGTTACGAACCAGCTGGCATTCGGAACCCAGGGAGTGAAAGCGGCTCGCGGCAGCAATGTGACGGCGACAATGCTAGCTGACGTAGGCATGACCCTCTGGGAAACGGATGAAAAATTCATCGATGCGCTTCAGCCGCTGCAGCTCACCTCCAGTCCACCCGAAGTGTTCCAGTATATTAAAACTGTTGAAGCGAAGATGGAGATGCAAGCCGGGCAGAACTCCGTGACTCGCGGCTCGCCTGACGCTTCCCTCAAGTCGGGCTCTGCACTAGCGTTAGTCGCATCACAAAGCATTCAGTTCCACGCTCCAATTGCCCAAAGGTACAACTCCCTCCTGGAAGGCTACGGCACCGGGATGATCAAGGTTCTGCAGAAAAACGTAAAAACAGAACGTAAGGCCGAAATCCTGGGCAAGACCAATCGCTGGACCACCAAGGGTTATACGGGCGAATCGATCTCGAAGATCAACCGCGTAAGGGCTGTTGTTATTAACCCGCTGGCAAAGACCCAGGCGGGACGTCTTGAGATGGCTCGCGACATGTTGTCGGCCGGGTTCATCAAGCGACAAGAGCAGTACTTCGCTGTTCTGCAGTTTGGGACGGACCAAAGCCTGTACGACAATGAGCTTCTTCAGGCCTTGGCCATGAAAGAGGAAAACGAGGCCATCCTGGAAGGGAGGCCCGTGAAGGCCTTAATCACTGAGGATCACCCGAAGCACATCCTGGAGGTTTTGAGCCTGATCAACTCACCCAAGGCTAAGGAAGACCAGGGGCTGGTAGACCGAGTAACCGCGCACGTGATGGAACACCTTGAGCTGTGGCGTAACGCGCCTGCCGACTTGATGCAGCTGCTGGGCGTGCAACCGCCTCCTGCTGTGGGTCCTGGTGGGCCTGTGGGTGCTGTGGGTGCTGTGGGTGCTGTGGGTGCTGTGGGTGCTATGCAGGGGCCTTCCGAGCCTCCTCCGGAAGCACAGATGCCAAAGAACCCAATCACTAATGAAAAATACGATCCTGCTACTGGAGAATAATTTATGAGTAATTTTGAAAACACTGGCTCCACTGTAAGCGGCTCGGACACGGGAACTGATAGTCAGGATACTGGCACTGGAACGGTTGATACCGGCTCTAGCCAAGACACTGGCTCTTCACCCGGCCAGGACACCGGTCAATCCACTCCGGAAGCAAAGGCTCAGGCTCGGAGCTTCAAGGTCAAGAACGGTAGTTTTGAGCGGGAATTCAAAACCGACGAAGAGATCCAGCATTACCTCGGCCTCGGCGTTGCCTCGGACAAGCGCTTTAAAGAAGCTTCGGCTGCCTCTGCACAGGCCAAGCAGCAAATTCAGCGTGCCCAGAACTTTTACGACAGAATGAAAAAAGACCCAATGGCGGCTCTGTCAGATCCTGCTCTGGGCTTGTCAAAGGAGCAGATACGCGAGAATCTTGAGAACTATTACAGAAAAGAGTTCATCGAAGAAGAGAGCCTGACCGCAGAGCAAAAAGAGCTTCGCGATCTAAAGTCCTGGAAGAAGGGACAAGAGGACCTCGCCGAGACCGCCAAACAGAAACAGGAGCACGAGACGCACACCGCGCAAACTGAGCATTTTCGTCAGGCCTTGCAAACAGAGATTATCGCAGGGCTGGAAGCAGCCGATCTCCCTGGCGGACCGTCGAATATTCGAAAAGCTGCATACATACTCCGTCTTGCGGATGAACGTGGAATCGACTTAACGCCCGCTCAACTCGCTAAAGAGATCCAGTCACAGATCCAGAGTGATGCCGTGGCCGCCTTCAGCAAGGCCAGCGGTGAACAAATTATCAAAATGCTTGGTGACGACATTATTAATAAAGTGCGAGCTGCCGACGTGGCTCGGTTAAGAGGCGGGCAGGTCCAGCAGCAGCAAAAACAGATTCAGCAAGCTCAGCCATCGAAGGCGGCCGTGTCGATGGATCAGGTCGCCGACTACTTCGACAAGCTTAAGTAGGACGCGCTGAGAGGCGACGAAATGAACGACGAAGTGAAGCAAGCAAATGACCTGCACGTTCCAAAGCGCGATTGTCCAACGTGCGGAATAACCATCGTTGACCGCATCGCCGCGCTCGAAGCGGAGAACAAGCGACTGTGCGCGGCGCTGGAGGGGCTTTCAGTGAAGCTCAATACAATCTCAACCAGAGCCAATACCTACGGTCCAGGGTTTCCGCCGACGTACTCCGATGCGCTATGGAAGCTGGCGAATGAGGCCCGCGAAGCACTGAAGGGGGAGTAATGTTCGGCTACCGACTGATCCACAAGGACGAGTTGAAATTACTGCGCAGGCTCGAAGCAATGTCTTGGCGGCTACCTACGGCGAACCGCTGGCTCGCCGAGTTTGACTGGCTTCTTAAGCCACTGTGGGAATTCCTAGTCGTGGACAATCCGCAGGATGTGCGCGACGTGCGAGAGCAAATGCGAAAAGCCAAACCGACATGATAAAAAATAGTTTTTAGTTTTTTGCCGTATCTTTATCAGAAGGGCAAAAAGCCGCTTTCCACTCCGCCTCAGGCGCTTTGCCAACCTGACCGGACCACGGACTGCCAAGCTCGCCCCTCACACAGATTCTCAGTTCCAGCCGCTGGATGCTTCGCTACCCGGCCTGCAAAGAACCCCGAATCTTCCCAACGCCCCAAATCAAACTTTAAAACAATTTTTCGAGGTTTTTCTTTATGGCAACTGCCAATACTCCAGATAGCGTCCCAGGACTCTTTAAGAATGTTTACGAGAAATCCGGCCTTGTAAATGCCTTGCCCGGTTGGGCGCTTTTGCAAGACCGCTTCAAGTTCAGTGACGCTGACGCCACTGGTGATAAGTACATCATGGGGGTAAGCCTCCAGTACGAACACGGCGCATCTTACGGCCCGTCGAGCGGCGCCAGCACGCTACTCACGCTGAATGCGGCCGTAGCCGGATACATCGGCAAAGCCGAAGTCGAAGGCTACCAGATCGTCATGCGTTGCCAGCTCGACTACGCTGCGGCGTCCAAGGCTAAGGCGAAGGGCGAAAAAGCGTTCGGTCAGGCTTATCAGGCGGTACTCTCCAACTTGAAAGAGTCTATGTCCAAGCGGCTTGAACTGTCCCTCCTCCGTGGACAGGAGTCGCTCGGCGAAGTCGCCAGCAACAGCACTGGCGCTCTGACCATGGAAGCGGCCGACTGGAGTTCCGCTCAGTGGGCAGGAATGAAGGGCGCCGTACTCGAAGCGTTCGACGGCCAGACGGCCTCCGAAACTCAGGATGACGGCGATCTTACGATCAGCGGCATCGACATCAGCGGCAAAATCATCACTGTAACTGGAACCTCCAGTGCGGTGGACGGCAACAGCTACCTGAGCTTCAAAGGTGCCCGGACGGCGTCTGCGTATAACGAGTGCGCGGGTCTTCTCAAGATCCTCTCCAACACTGGTACGCTGTTTGCCTTGTCGGCCACGACCCACGAACTCTGGCAGTCGCAACAGGTCAACGTCGGCGGCGCGTTCAACATGTCCCAGGTCTCTGACGGGGTGATGAAAGCGGTTGCTTTCGGCCTCGTCGGCGATGCTATCTGTTTCGTAAACGAAGATAACTTCAGCGAGCTTCTCAAGGATGAAGCGGCTCTCCGGGTCTATGATTCGCAGAGTTCGAAGGCCGAACGTGGCAACGAGGGTATCCGCTACAAGATCGGACCGGTTACCGTCGAAATCGTGTGCCATCCTTTCATGCCTAAGAGCAGAGCTGCTCTTGTCCCGGCTAAGAAGGTGAAGCGTATCGGTTCGAGCGACATCGTGATGGGCCTCTCTGGCATGCCGGAGTTCGCGCTTCACGTCGCTGATAAGAACGCGGTTGAGCTGCGTCTCTTCAGTGACCAGGCGATCTTCCTCATGTGCCCGGCGCAAGGGGTCAACTTCCACACTATCTCTTAAGCTTCTCGCCTCGTAGCAGAACGCTTTGAACATATAGGGGATCTGGATCGTCTCCAGGTCCCCTTTCCTTTTTAGGAGCCCCCATGGCTACAATTAAAATTGTCCTCGCAAACTCGGCGCTCAGCAACTCAACCGCTGACCGTGACTACGTCGATGAGGATAAACGCAAGCAGTGCCAAATCTTTGGCCAATACCTGAAGGACTTGGCCAGCGGCCTCAAAAAGGGCTCCCTCAAGTATAGCTTCGATCACAACGACACCTCGGCAACGGGCACGGTCACCTGCGCCTCTGTTCAAGCGGCGGATACAGTCACCATTGCGGGCACGGTTTTCACGAGCCATGCATCCACTAACACCGCAGCGTTCTTCGCGCTCGGCGCAAGCGATACTGCGTGCGCGGCCAACCTTGTTCTGGCTATTAATCGCCATGCTACGGTGTCTAAATACGTGCTCGCGTCCAACGTACTCGGGGTCGTGACGATTACCTCGATCATCAAGCATGAACTTGGCAACTTGGTTAGCGTGGCCACCAGCGAAAATACCCGCCTAGCGAAAAGTGGAACCGCTTTGACTGCCGGTGCTTCCACCGCTCCTTCCAGCTTCACCTTTTAAGGAATCACTATGGCTGTGATTTCACCTTATAATGGCCAGAACTACGAGATCCCCGAGGATTCAAACGAATCTTGGGCAGGCGAGTTCAAGGTCGATGGACTCCTCATTGCCCTCGCGGCGAACGTGCTCCAGAAGACTGGCGGCCTGTGGACCCTTAGTGGCGAACTAGACTTCGGCGCAGCTGCGGGGCTGAAGTCCCTTTATTTCAAGACTAGAACTGCCAGCCCTGCCACTGCAGGTCCATTCCGCCTAGCTGTTTCAGATCAGATTAACTGGCGAAACACCGCGAACTCGGCCAACCTAAGCTTAGCGGTAGACGCCAGTGATCGCCTCACCTTCGGGGGCATCGTTCTAGCTGCGGCCGGTGCAATCGGCGCCGCTAATACGGTTAGCGTATCGACAGGCACTGCTCCCTCTTGGGCGCTACTCGTAAACGCCAACATTTCTGCCGTTGCCGCAATTGCCTACTCCAAGCTTGCTCTTGCGGGCGAGATCTTAAACGCGGACATCGCAGCGGCTGCCGCAATAGCCCGGTCGAAGCTTGCATCAGGCACGAACGATCACGTATTAATAAATAGCGCCGCTGGCGTTATGTCCTCGGAGGCTGCGCTATCCCCTGTGCGCGGCGGAACAGGCGTTGCGAATAACGCGGCTGCCACTACGACCCGTTCAGGCAACCACGCCCTTACCCTGACCACTACCGCTATCACAAGCGTTACCCTTCCCACTACGGGCACGTTGGCCACCCTCCTGGGAGCGGAAACGCTGTCTGGTAAGACGTTCTCGGATGCGCTTCAAGTTGCTGAAATCGCCACGCCTACGACCCCCGCTTCCGGCTTTACGAAAATCTATCCTAAAACCGATAACAAGCTCTACTACCTGAACGATCTTGGAACAGAGACAGAAGTCGGCGCTGGTTCAGGTGGAATTAACTATTGCACGAACAGCGGAGCAGATGGCGACGTTTCAGGCTGGACTACATACGACGACGGGGCCGCCACACCCGTTGATTTAACGGCTGGAACATTTGACGGGACGTTTGCTCGAACAGCGACACTGCCCCTTCGCGGCACAGGCTCATTTCTCTATACCCCCTCTGCCCTTGGCGAAGGCGTAGCAACGACAATCACGCCCAACCTCGCTGACTACACGAAGCCGATTCAAATCAGTTTCGACTACACGTTCGTTACCGCGAATGCAGCCGAAGGCGATTACACGGTTTGGGTATACGACGTAACGAACTCCCAACTTATCCAACCCACCCCGTACAAAATCCCCAGTGGAATTGTTGCTGGTCAATATCGGTGGATGGGTCAATTTCAAGCCTCGGCCACTGGCGTCACCTATCGCGTTGCTATCCATCAAGCGGCGGTCACAAGCGCGCTTCTCAAATTCGATAACGTCGTCATCGGACCGCTGGTTCAGGTCTTCGGCGCACCGATTAGCGAATGGACCGCGTATACGCCTACCTGCCTTCTTACGGGCGGAACCAATACGGTGACTGGATTCTGGCGGCGACTAGGCGACACGATAGACGTGCGAATCGACGCCTTGTTCAACCCTGTTTTCACTGGTGGTAGTGCTTCCTTCGGCTTGCCGTCAGGGCTTTCGATGGACATAGCAAAACTACCCGGACTTGACGATTCTTCGACCCTTCTTGGGTCAGTTCGTCACGTTGATACAGGATCCGACTACTACGCCGGGGATGTGGTTTATAGCACAACTACAACCGTCATTGCCCGGCTTTGGGTAGAAGACGCGGGGGCTGCTTCTGGTCATGTAGCGACTGGAAATTCCATGAGCACCACCGTCCCAATGATCTGGGCGAATAACGACCGGATGCACCTAACATTCTCCGTTCCCATCCTCGGCTGGGGCTCGTCCGTCGTGATGAGTCAGGACACGGACACGCGAGTTGTTGCGGCGAAGTACACGACTACGGTGGGGACCACGTTTGGCAACGGAACGTATAGCGCAGCGTTCCCCTACGCAACTAAAGTGATCGACACGCACAATGCAATGTCTTCTGGCGTGTACACTTGCCCGGTCGCTGGCGTGTACCGCGTCACGTCTTCGTTTAAGTCGGCGGCATACGCAGGCGTGGCTGACAGGGCAATCAGACTCGCGGTCTATAAGACCGGCGTTATCGAGTCTGTCGTGGCCTCTGGGATGTGCCAAAACACTACGAGCGCGAAGAAAGTCGCCGCCGGTTCCGTCTTGGTTGAATGTCTGGCTGGGGGCACCCTAGACCTTCGCGGTTACTGCGACGATGGCGCGATAGCACTAGACGGAAACGCAGACTCCAACTTTGTATGCATCGAACGCATCTCCGGTCCCGCAACGATTGCTGCGAGTGAGACGATCACGGCTAGGTATAGAACAACAGCGGGCCAGTCAATGGGCCATGGCGCTACAACGCTTATCAATTTTGGCACCAAAGATTGGGACTCGCATGGGTCGGTGACTACCGGAGCGAGTTGGAAATTCACGGCTCCTTCTGCTGGCAAATTTCAAGTCTCCGTTAGTTCCTCGTTGGCATCGGGTGGCGGCTGGGGAGTAGGGGAGGCGTTACAGCTAGATATTTTTAAGAACGGCGTAGCCGACAGTGTGCTTTTTTTTAAGCGTACCGAAAGTGCCAATACCAACTCAATCTCTGCCTTCGGCTCGCAGCAAGTCTCGTTACTTGCCGGGGATTATATAGACATTCGCCTCTACCAGGATTCGGGAGCGGCCATATCTCTCAGCGTGGACGGGACAAGTAACATGGTTTCCATTTCGAGGATAGCCCAATGAACCGCTTCGACATAACCAACTGGCTTTCATATGAACGAATCGGAAATTAAAGGAACTTTATGATGAAGCGAAACTACGACCCGGCCACACCGATGCTCGAATCTGAGGTAGCACAATCGGCTAATTCGCCCGCTATCGTCCTAGAAGGCGCTCACGGCTATTCGGCGGTGTCAGAGATTACGGTTACCACGCCAGCAGCCAAGACATTTGATTCCAAGTCCAAGGCTGTGAGGATTGTGCAGGACCTCACCTACACGGCGGACTCCTTCGGTGCGGCAGGTAACAGCGTCACGATTGCCTATGTCGCAGGCGGCACGGCAGGGGCCGAAGTTGTAACACTGGTCGGGACTGCCATCTCGGTGTCCATGGAAACCACTGTCTCGACCGCTAACCAAATCAAGACCGCTATCGAAGCCTCGGCCCCTGCCGCAGCTCTGGTCGACATCACTGTGTCCGGCAACGGCGCTACGGCGCAGGTAGCGGCCACCGCGATTGCTCTCGCTGGTGGAAGAGACTCGGAGCTGGAGCTGACCGCAAACACTATCGGCATTCCTGCCCACGGACTGGCCACCGGCTTGAAGGGCCAGCTGACCACGACTACGACTCTTCCTACCGGCCTCTCGCTCGCCACGGATTACTTCGTGATTGTCGTGGATGCGGCAACTATCAAGCTAGCTACTTCGCTGGCATTGGCTATCGCTGGCACGGGGTTCGACATCACCGGAGAAGGCGCGGGAGTTCACACGTTTACCTCTACGGCGATTGCGGGCGGCACGGTAAAACTCCAGGCTTCCATTGATGGAGTTGTTTTCGTCGATGTGGCCGATAGCAGCTCGAATGTCACGGCCACCGCGAACTTTATGTGGAACGTGGACGCCCCCTACTACAAATACTTCCGAATCGCTCACGCGCTTACCGCAGGGCAGGTTTCCATTAAAGATCGCGCAGTTGTGTGGGGCGAATAATGGACCCGAAAAAACAAGCAATTGAAGAACTCCTGAAGTTTATCGAAGGTAAAGACGCCGAGAGGATCCGTCCTAAACCGGGTGGGCTCAAAGCTGCCATGGAGGAGACTCGCAAGGCCATTCCTAAGGAAGTTAAGGGAAGGGCCACTGACCGTGACCGTTTCATTAAGGACGCTCACGCCGAGTCGGATAAATCCGAAGCTGAAGGCGGCTACGAGCTGGATTCAATCGAGTACGCCGACTGGCTGAAGTCCAAGGGTAAATACGTTCCTGATCTCCCTGAGCTAGAAGAGGCCAGGAAGCCTGACTCCAACGACGAAGCTGATAAAGAGCCTGACGAAGCTGATAAAGCCCAGCCTTCGGCTGAAGATGATCGAGAAGCTTACGAAGCTTCACGTTCGAGCGCGGATGAAGATCAAGAAGCCTCCGAGGCGGAAGAAGCTGACGAAGATCGGTCGAAGGCTGAAGATGATCGGTCGAAGGCTGAAGACCTGCTGACTGAGGATCAGTTGGAAAAGGTCGATGGCCTTCGGGGCAAGTTCACTGACGAAGAGATTGATAAACTGATCGAGTTCTACTCGAAAGATAAATAATGGCGTTCACCACCACAGAACTTATCGCCGCGATCAAGCAGAGAGGCACGATTGCGACTGCAACTGGGCGTTTTACGAACGCTGTGCTTCTGGCTCTCGCGGACGATGAGATCCGTTCGGGCATTTTGCCCAAGTTGATCGGCAACCAGCGAGAGGAATTCTTCAAGCATAATCACGACGTGGCTCTTAATGCGACTGGCCTTTATAAAATACCTTCGCGTTCAACGGCAGCTGCGTTGGCTGACCTGAAGCTGATCGCGTCCGATGGACGTGAATATTCTTTGAAGCAAATCCGCGAAGAGCAGATCACGGATTTCGATTTCTCTCCGATTGGCCAGGACGCGTTCTTTTTTAGGGGCAACAGCGTGCAGTTGGTTCCTCGGGCTCCAGCTGGGTACGCAACGCTACGTTTCGGCATCAGTATCAGGCCATCTCAGCTCACCGTGCCCGCTGAGGCCGCTCGCATCACAGAAATCGACACAGTGACCAAGATTGTTACGTGTTCGAGCGTCCCAACTACGTTCACTGCTTCAACGCTGCTCGACTTGGTGAACTCAAAACCGCATTTTGACTTGCACGCGATGGATCTCGATCCAGTAGCTGTTGTAACTGGAACGAACGGAACAATTGAGTTTGCCGCCCTTCCACTTGACCTGGCTGTCGGAGATTACGTTTGCCTGGCCGGTTTTAGTCCAGTTGCTCAAATTCCTCTGGAGTTTCACGCAATTCTGGCGCAGCGAGTCGCGAACATTGCGATGCGCGTTTTGGGCGACTTCAATGGCTTAAAAGCAGGCCTGGCAGCGGTCGAAGAAATGGAAGTGGCGGTAGCTGCGCTGACGAGCCCGAGGATCAGTGACGAGCCGAAGAAGATCAACGCGAGGATCTGGTGATTTGTTCAAAGTCAAGCGGTAATCCGCGTTGCAACGCGGTGCACGATCCCGTTTAAACGCGCCCCAGTGTACCGCCAGTCGATTCAAACGCCCTGACCTAGGCCACCCCTCAACCCTCGAAAGGACTATGTCACAGACGATTTTAAAAATAAAAGGCCTTGCTACCGCGCCCAACGAGCTGTCTTCCGTGCCAGAAGGCTCGCTTCTGTCAGCGAAAAACGTCGTTTTGTCAGACGACAACGTTTTGGAATCCCGGCGCGGCGAATCCCGGCTGTCGGCAGTCTTTCAGAACACTTCTGATCGAGCGCACCGCTTCGCTTTCTTCCAGGGCAAGCAAATAGCCGCAATTGCTGGAGAAAGACTTGCTTACTCCCACGGAGGCAGCTGGACCGAGTACAGCGGCACCTATAACGATCCCGACTCAGCAACGGCCCGACTTCGCTTCCTGGAAGCCGCCAGCAACTTGTATTTCACTACTTCGGCTGGCATCAAGAAGCTGGACGCCTACACGGCGACCCCAACTTCAGCTGGCGCCCCCCGAGGCCTAGACATTCAACTGACTCTAACTGGTGCATCTGGTTATCTGGAAGATCAAAATCAGGTAGCTTACCGAGTTGTTTGGGGAATCCGCGACGCGAACAATCTGATCAGTACAGGCTCCCCCTCCGGCCGAGCCGAGATAACCAACAACGTTGGAGGAACTTCGACAAGAGACGTGACTGTCAGTGTCTCGATCCCGCCCGGGATAACGACCGGCCACTTCTTCCAAGTCTACCGCTCGCCCTTTTCTGGCGACGTGGCAGTGTCGGCCAGCGACGAGATGCAACTGATCTACGAAGCAAACCCGACCAGTGCCGAGATCACGGCGAAGCTGGTCAGCTTCACAGATCGGCAACCGAACTCACTGCGTGGACAAACGCTCTATACCTCTCCGTCACTGGAGGGCATCTCCCAGGCGAATGAACGTCCACCACTTGCAAAAGACCTGGTCGAATTCAAGCTCTGCGCGATCTACGCCAATACGATTTCTAAACATCGGTTATTCCTCACTATTCTGGCGGCAGGCGGCTCTGGCATCGTAAACAACGACACGGTCACCATTGCAGGAACGACTTACACGGCCAAGGGTACCGAAGCAATAAACTCACTGGAGTTCAAAGCATTCATTGGAGGAACACCTGCGCAGAATATCGCGGATACCTCCAACAGCCTCGTTAGGGTAATCAATCGGAACACCACGAACACCCTCGTCCATGCCCAGTATATCTCCGGCTCGAACGATACGCCCGGTAAGCTCCTTATCGAGGAAGCCAGCCTTGGAGGGGTGGCCTTTGCGGCTATTTCCAGCAGAGGAAGTGCTTTCAATCCCGTACTGCCTGCAAGTGGCACTGCGATCTCCTCTGCTAACGATTCGTTTCAAAATCAAATCATGTTCTCGAAGCCGGGACTCCCAGAGTCTGTGCCCTTGGCGAACAATAGGCTTGTCGGCTCTGCGTCGACGCCGATCTTGAGAGTTCTGCCTTTGCGGAATTCCTGCTTTATCTTTAAGACCGATGGCATCTGGAGAATGACTGGCGATGGCCCGCACAACTTCGCGGTGGAGCCATTCGATTCCTCAGCTAAGCTGATAGCGCCTGATTCTGCAGTTGTGCTGAACAATCAAATTTGGATGCTTTCCGATCAGGGAGTCGCATTCGTGACCGAGACCGGGATCTCGGTTATTTCACGGCCGATTGAAAATCTGATCTTAGACGTCTTCGCTACCGGGCTGGATGTCGTCAAGCGGTACAGCTTCGGGGTCGCTTATGAATCAGGTCGCAAGTATTTTTTGTTCACGCCGTCCACCGCAGCTGATCTTTATCCAACAAAGGTGTTTATTTTCAATACGTTCACCAATGGCTTTACCTCGTGGCCGTGGTCAAAAACGTGTGGTTTGGTGCACCCGACGGAGGACAAGCTGCACCTGGGCGACGGCTTAACCTCGTTCACGACGGAAGAACGCAAGGCGCTGAATTTTACGGACTATGTCGATCAGGGCGTTGAGTACACGATCAATTCCAGTTCGGCCCTGGACGTCTACCTAAGTTCAACAAACGACATCAAAGTCGGTGATGTGCTTTATCAGACCTCCACGCGATCCAGCCGTATTTCTGCTGTAGACACAGCGTTCGTGACAGTGGCCGGAACCGTGGCTTGGGAACTCGGCTCAGTGACCGTGTTCAGAGGGATTGATTGCGAGGCCACGTGGGTGCCGATCACAGGTGGAAATCCCGGTGTTGAGAAGCAAATAGCTGAATTAATTATGTTTTTTAAGACTTCGCGATTCGATACAGCTTACGTTGATTTCGCTACGGACGTCAGCGGCTCTTTCGAAACCGTGGAGATCAACGGCAGTCGGCTGGGGCTTTGGGGACAATTTCCGTGGGGCGGCTTGCCTTGGGGCGGGACGAATAAGGC